ACCATTATCAAGTAACGCTAATTTGAATTGACGACGAGTAAGAGCTGGAAAATTAGATAAATAGATCTGCTCTTTTTCCTCATCAGTTAAATAACGCTCAGGATTGAGTAATCTATCCTTTTCTTCTTCAGTCAACTGAATAAAATCCTCAGTGATTAATTCATCTTGAGATCCATCTTGTTCAAATGCATGAATTAAATCTGTTTGAATATTTCTAAAGTATTTCATCTTATTTCAATCCATTTATTAATTGTTGCTGCAGTAATCATGTAAGAGAATCCATTTGGAACTGGATATGACAGAGTTCTCATTGCTGACTCATTCGTATTAATTAATTGATATCCATCGACAGTGTGTACTAGAGCTGTGTTATTACTTCCTGCTGCTGTAACAATTAAGAAGATTGGCTTGCCTGTGTTATTTGTATATACAACACCTGACACTCTAGAAGCAGTTAAATCATTAAAGGATTGATTTACACCTATTCCAGCTTGCAAAGATGTACTGATATTAATATTGCCAGAACCATCAAAGTTTGCATTTCCTGAGACAGCGCCTGATATCGAGATATTTCTTGAATATGCAAGCCTTTCAGCAGAAGGTGCACGTCCATCACTATTTCCAGTACCTCCACCAGCTACTGATAAAGGCACCATTCCATTATTTGAATAAACACCCCATCCACCACCATTAATGAATAAGTAGTTTCCCGATTGATGTCTAAATTGTGCTTCTGGACCATTAAGAAGCACAAATCCATTTGATGAAATATTACCTGTTATAGACAGATCACCTTGAATTGAACCACCTTTCTCTGTGATGATTCTTTCAAATGGTTCTTCGAAACCAGCAAAGTCTCTAGCCGATCTGTACCATAAACCACCGTTTTTATATGTAGTCAAAAATTGTAAAGCGGGTGATGATCCAGAACCTAGAAAATGAACTACTGTTCGACTATCTCCTGCACTAAGTTTTGAATAAACACCTGATATTGCATTCCATGCAACATCGTTTACTGAACTCGTTGCACCATCTGCCTTAAATTTAGTTGAATCAAAAATTGTAATATCACTTGTACCATCAAACTGAACGTTATTGATTCTTCTAGGTGTTTGTAATTTTGATGCTGATGCTGAATTACCTGTGATATTGGAATCAGTGTAAGCAATTTGCTTTTTAACTGTCCAAGAAGTGTCATCATATCCACTTTGAAAATGATAAAGCCCTTCAGCTGCTTTATTAAATACAATGGCATTTTTTCTGCCACCCGTGCCATCATTCCATCCATTTAAAGTAATGAAATCACAAAATGCCGATGTGGTATCTGAATTATAAGTACCAAACCATGCCTGAAGGGAGTTCGCAGCTAATTCTGTTGGTAAAAGAGTTCTGTCATCTTTCATTACTGTACCAACAGCATTAGATGTTGCATCTAATTTGCTATCTTGTAGTTTTTTACCTTGTGCTGCCGTCAATGCTTTAGATGCATCATTTGTGGTGAGATCATCAACAAGTTGTACAACGCCTGTTTGAGCCGTTGTTGCTGAACGAATGGTCTGTTGGGAAATACTTGTGATCAGACCTTTTGCATTTACAGTAATTGAAGGAATTTGTATTGTGGATGCATATGTATTTGCAGCGACACCACTGTTGGCCAAAGTTAATACGCATGACGGATTTGTAGAGCCATCAAAACTGAATGAGCCAGTTGCAGCTCCAGTAAAACTGATTGTTCTGGAAGATTGTAACTTAGAAGCAGAGGCTGCATTTCCTGTAATATTTGAATCTGTATAAGCAATTTGCTTTTTAATCGTCCATGTTTGTGAAGCATATTCGGCTTGATAATGATGTAAAGACTGTCCAGTCTTACTTAAAACCAATGCATTCTTTAATCCACCAGATGCTTCATGCCATCCATTAAGTGATAAAAAATCACAATAAAAGGTACTATTATCAGAGTTTAAAGTCGCAAAATAAGCTTGTACTCCTAGACTAATCTCGGAAGGTTTTAGGATACGATTTTCAATTGATTTTATGCCTATTGCATTCTCACTTTTATTCAATTTTTGATCGTTAAGAATCTTACCTTGAGCTGCTGAAAGTGGCTTTTCTGAATCATCGGTGACCAGATCATTTACAATCTCATTACGAGGAACATAGTTGTCATCCACCCATGCTTGAGTGGCATAAATTAATGACTCATCTAGTGCTAAATCAACCACGCCACCATCTTGGATGTTAATGGTATATTTTAATCTGAACTCACTAACACCATTAGTTTCAGCTACTTTAAAAAAAGGAGCATGAGAACCATGAGAAATTAAAACGCCATCTGCAATCAAGCCAATTTCACGAATCCAAAAGCCACCAACATCTGAGGGAATAATTGCTTCTACAATTAACCAATTTGAAACTGTTGGATGAATACTATATTTAGTTATAGCCTGCCGATGAACCTCCCTCACTAGAGTCGTTCTAGTTTTACTTGGCGTAGGCACTGCACCATTACCATCACCAAAAGCAACATGAGTAATATTTAGTTTGGTGTTATTCGCAATAGCCGCAGTAATCGCAGCATCACCATTGTTGGTGGTAACGTTATAGTAATCACTCATAGTTTTGGCTCACTCACAGAAGTAAGCGCAGATTGATGCGCTACGATGTTTTTTAAACTTAATAATGGATTTGCTGTAATTGATAATCGACTTAACCGTCTCGACGCTGGTTTAGTTTCATCGACTAGCCGATTCACTTCTTTATATAGACTTTCATCCAAAGGCCGCCCAACCAAATCCAGTTCTAAATAGAACGTTCCTGGTATTCCCTTTGGTTCGCTTTGCCACCATTCCACTAAGGTCACCTCATAGCCAAAAGGTTTCAGTGCCGACTTAATTGAATAAGGCGTACCTTTCTTTTTATGCTGCTCAAAAGCCTGTTTTAAACGTGCTCGTTTTAGTGATGGTGTCCAGTCATAACGCCAATAATCTATTGAGAATTGGATTGCCAAAACATCTAAAAATCCATCTGGAATACGGTCAATATTGATCAACGTAGTGAGGCGTTGCTCTAACAAAGTTTCTTGCTGGGTAGACTGCTCAAGTTTACGTTCTAGATCGGTTGCATTGACGGGTAAGAGACTCATTCATAGGCCTCCACTGAAATATCAATATTGGTGCAATGCCCCGCTTGGGTAGCATCAATCACAATATCCGCATTGGGTGATGTGATATTCACATGCTCAATACCATCCACATGCAATGCAGCATAAATCGCTGAACGACGAATACTTCGCCCAATCCGTTTTTGTTCAGCCACATAATTTTGTAGGTTCTGCTGTGCTATTTCTAAAACAGCAGCAGCTTGAGCTGTTTGCTTCGCATAGATGGTAGCTGCAATGCTATAACTCACTACAGTTACACTTTTCACCACTGCTTTATCACAGCATGGGCGAACCGTTTCATCATCCAAAGCAAGTTGCACAATATTAATCAACTCTTGGGTAGCAACTCCCGATTCAGAGTCATTTTGCAGAATATAAATATCGAGATAAAACAGATTGCCAATCAGCTCGATCAACTGCGCTTTAGTCAAATTTTCCAGCACCAAATTATCTAAATCGACTTGTGGAGAAACCACTGAAACATCCCCAACCCGACCATCGGCACTTTCGGCATAAAATTGATAAGAAGACACAGGACCTGCAACACTGAGTCCATCCATCGCCAACAAATAGCGCTCTTTTAAATCTTGATCACTTTCATACACTGCATCAACGGGAGGCACAACCGTATTATCCGCAGGTGTAATAATTAGACGCTTCAACCCGCGATCTACGACCAACTGATCCAAATTGCTTCCAGAGGAATAGAGCACCAATAAAGCTTTCACATCATCATTACGTTGCTGGCGAAATAAAACTTCTCGATAGGCAGATTCTTGCAGTAACTTGACTACAGGATCAGATTCACGCTCCAACGTTTTACTCATTTCTGCTTTTACAGTTGCATCGCTATATAGTGCTAAAAATGCAGCCTTACGTTCTGCATAGACTGTTTCAAAATCAAGCTCTTCAATTAAGGCAGGTGCCGATAAACCACTAAAATCTGCTAAGTTCATTTTTGAATCACAATCCCATCTAGTCTTAATGGATTCCCATCAATGTTATAAATGCCTGTAATTGCCAAAGTGATTTGTCCAATTTGGCTACTGGTGACATCAACCTGACGCACATTAATTCGGTCTTCCCACTTTGCCAAAGCTTCAGCAACGGCTGCGTATAAATCAATTAAAGTGGCACGGTTAATCGGTGCATCAATCAAATAAAACAAGCGTGAGCCATAATCCCGACGCATCACCCGACTGCCCAAAGGAGTCGATAAAATATCAATGATCGATTGCCGTAAATGTTCAATCTCGGTCAGGCTTCGTCCTGATTCTCGACTCATCATCAGTTCACAGCTCCTGTATTACCACCGCCCGTTTGAACCCCACTATGCGTATGGCTTCCACCGATTTCTTTACCACCGTGTTTAACGCTTCCACCTTTAAATTCAACATTTCCAGACATAGATGATGCCCCTGTAACACTCAGTGACCCACCTATGCTTAAATTTCCTGTAAACGTACCTTGTGGCGTATCAAACAAAACTGATGCAGTTGCGGTCACATTGGCTTGATTGCACAACACATTGACCACCCCATTTGAGGCACTACAATCCACCGTGAGAATATGTGCTGTTTTATCGTAATGAATGGTGGTGCCATCGCTATACACTGTCACCGGATTGGCATCTGTACCTGCATTGGGAAATTTGCTCTGTGCCAAAGCACCTAGAATCACCCCTTGTGATAAATCACCACTTGCAGACAGCACCACCACATATTCATCTTCACTCGGTGCAGTCCAACTACGGTCATCGCCTGCCCGTTGTTTTAGCCATTCAATGCCTTCAACCAGCTCCCCATCAAAATCCACAGTGGCAACGGCTTGGCTATAATCCACCGTAACGACTCGACCAAAACGAACCAAATTAGCAAGGATGCGGTCAATTTGCGCTGCGGCATAACTCATGGCACCTCCTGATTGAATAATAATTCTTGATATTTATCTTCATGTGCAGCACCAATTTCAGGTGCATAACTAAATACTGGAGTCGGCGTTTCACCAGACTCAGCCCACACGTTTTCACCTACGACAATGTGAGTCGAGAAATCCACTCGCCAAACTTCAAAGCGGTCTAATTCTGGAAAGAATGCATCTTCAGAAATATCTTCTAAAGAACTGCCACCTACCCCATAACAACCAAGGCCTGTGAAATGCTTGTTCTGAAAAATATAGAGGGCAACAGCAGCCGCGAGTTTACGCACATTAATCTTGGCACGACGCTGATTAAAGGTATCGATAATTCGGGCTTCAAAACGTGCGATCAGCGGCAATTGTTCTGTGCCCGCATCACCATCAATATCCACATCAAAACTGGTAAGCTCCAGCAACAATGCTGGCAATTCCTGTGTTGATGGTGCTTTTCGTTCTTCTTCATCCCGATAAAACTGTACCAATTTGAAAACTGGAAATTGCGTCCGCAGTTTTTCTTCAATCACATCATGTAATTGATCAAAATTCACCCCTGCTATCGCATTAACCATTTCAATTCATGCTCCAATGTTTTAAAAAATTGTTCATGAAAATCTACCGAATTGAACTCTGCCCCTTCCAAATAAGCATCGGCTTGGGCTTTAATCGCTTGTGATTGCTTCTCAATTGGTAGTCTGGCTTTGCCTATCCGTTTAAATACCTGATGCTTCGACTTAACCACAAAGGCACCTGCTATTTTGCGTTTACCTGCAGTCACCCCTTTTCGGGTTTGTCGTGCACCGAGGTGAATCAGATCCACATCATTCAAACCATAGAACAATTTGATCGAATAACCTGTCGATGTTTTAAGAATGGTGCTTTTTTTTAAACGGCGGCGAATAATGCGCTGAGCCATTTCAAGTTCTTTACTCAAACCACGTACAGTACGGGTTTGTAGCCATTTCGCCATACGATTTAAAGTCCGCTGCATGGCTTTTTCAGCTTGCTTTTCAGTCGGCTCCAACTCATCGATAATGGTTTGGATACCCTGCAATTCGACATTTAATCTAATCATTGGATTCCTCCAACTTCAGAACAACCAACCCCGTGCCATCTTGTTGCGGGTATGTCATCACAAAGTATTTTCGACCATCGGCAAACAGCAAATAATCTTGACGTTTTACGCCCACAGCATCCACGGCTTTACATGTAAACCGTGGCTGAGCATCATCCACTTCATATTCACCAAGTTGGGCATTCAAATACGGCTCATCAAAAATTCCGTTGATTGCACGTTCACTCCCATCTGCAAATTGCAAAGTAGCTGTGGTAGCAAAACCGCCCACAGCATCTAATTGCAAAAACACATCAAGGTTTTCCCAACTTGGCATAGGCTTTACTCAGCTTCGGCAACAGCTTGGATGGCTTCAATCAGTTTCTCTTTGGTTAAAGAAGCATCCAGTTCCAGTTCATATTCATGCACTGCAAACTCAACCAGTTGCGCTTTGGTCAAAGTGGACAAATCAACTTCTTGACCTTCATCATCGCCTTCAACCAAAGTGCCACGACCACGGCGCAATAGGTCCTGTGCCAATGCATGCGAGACTTCAACTTCATCGCCCTTTTTACGAATTTCACCGTCAATCACTACCGCAGAAGTTAAGGCAATTACGACATTTGTTTTCATGGATATATGCTCACTAAATTAGAAAGGAAAGCCACCGCAGTGGCTGATCAATTAGACTGTTTTCTTGCCGTAGCAGATTGATTCGGTATTACGCAAAACGAAGTCCACATCTTGGAAGCCCACAATACGTAAACCACCTTTCGCACTTAATGAATATGGATCGATGGTTAGATCCAAACCGCCCCACATCGCAATGATCAAGTCTGCAAAGTTCCCGAAGAACACGTCACCTGCTTCAATTTGATTGGTTACTTCTGTGCGGTAGCCATTCACGGTGTTACCTGGTTCCCAAATCGTACTTTCAGTGCCAGATCCGAATTTGGCAGAAGTTTTAAAATTCCCGCGCATTGCTGCGTTAATCACATAAGACATGCGATCAACATCGGCATTGTCAGAAGCAATTTCCGATTCCATCTGTACCAATTCTTCAAAGGTTGGGTTCACCGCTGCAAAGCTCACTGCATTCACACCCGAGATATTTTTTAAGCCGAGTGGCTGATTGTCTCCACCCGTGCCGTAATAAGCTGCTTTATCAATTTTTAATGCCAAAGCTCGGTTTAAATCATTCCAGACCAATTGCTCTGCTGCTGGTGAACTTTGCTGCATCAGCTTACGGCTGATTTCAACACGACCACCCACGGTTTTAGGTGTTAGTTTGAGTTGACCTGTAGCTGGGCTAGATGCTGCAACTTCTTCTTCCTCACCTAACCAATACGCAGTAGCACCACCTGTTTGTTTAGGAATCTCAGCATCACCGACCAAGCCATCCATAATGAAACCCAAGTTCATAATGGTTGAACGATTACGCAGCATTTCAATGAACATATCCGCACGGTGATCAGTTCCCACCAAGGTTGCACCATTCTGAGAAGTTCCAACCTCAAACACACGGCTAAGCACATCTGCAGGAACTAAAATCCCTTGAGCAGAACGACCATAGGCCTTTTGTGCTGCTTCTGAACATTCAATTTCAAATGCTGCAGCTTCACGGTCAGCTTGAGTCGCATTTGGCAACATGGCACGTACTGCACGCATTAAACTGAACGAACGCGCTTCATCACCAGTTAGACCGATATTGGCGTTGCTGCTTTTTGGCTTTTCGGTAAGCGGTTTACCCTGATCGCCATGCATACGCTCTAAAATGGCATTTTGTAGCTCAGCCGGTGATTTGTTCTCGTCAATGTACTGACGGACCAAATCCCCTGCGCCAAAACGCTCACCCAATTGCATGAGCTCACTGACACGTTTACGTTCCGTTTCTGCACCACGTTCTGCGGTATCACCGACTGCACGCACCATTTCAATGTCACCATAACGCTCGCCATTTTCGTTGATACGTTGACGAACTTGGTTGCCATTAGCATCTGTAAAGTAGTCCCAATTCATAGGTTTTGCTCTTTGCTGATTCGTTGGAATAATTGCTATTGGCTCATTTTGTGGAACGGCAGGATTATTTTCATTATTCAGTTTTTCACTCGAACGCCCCACGCCAACAGTAGTATCCGCAGGAATAGAAACACATGAGATTTCATAAGGCTGCCACCCTGTAATTAAATAAACATCGTCGTGTTCACGCTGCTCTTTTAGAATGGCTTTCTGAATGGTGTAACCCACACTGATATTGGTTCGGATTAAATCGTTAATGTCCTGAAGGATTTCTTCACCACGTGCGGACTTACTCAAACGGACCAAGGCACGACCTTTACGCTGTGACTGATCCAACCAAGCACTTTCAACTACACCGACTTGATCACTGGAATTGTGATTCATCAAAAACGGTGCACGGCTATGCAAGCGTGTAAAATCAATTGCCCCTTGGCTATGATCCAGAATTTCTATACCAAACCAACGACCTACCTCTGTTTCACTCGAGAATGAAAGCTCGACTGTGCGCTTTTCCATATCGACTTTAAAATCATCCACGACATAGTTACGCACCAGTTTGTCTTTATTGAAATCTGGTAAAGGCTTGGTTTGTGAAGCATCACGGATGAATGCCATGCCAGCTAACGCTAAAGCCATATTTACTCGATTAATTTTCATTTTTAGCCTCTTTAATTTCTACAAAACGAATTCCTACAGCCAATGCTTCAAATTTTTCAAAATTTATAGGTAAATCCCCTATAAATGCAGCACCTGTATTTGAGGCATCCAAATCAAACCCGATCTCTTTAGCGACGGCATTTTTAAAAAATATTCCAGCTTCAAAACTGTCAAACATGACTGCCTTTATTGTTTTTTCAGGAGTATCTTCAATAATTACTATTTGCATCACATACCCTCTTTTGGTCGCCCTACTGCGCCAGTTTGCTTTTTGCCCATACTTGCCAAAACCATTTCTTCAGCAGTTTCTTTACTAATACCCTGTGCCACCAATTCATCAATCATGGCGCGGGTATCACGGGCAATTTCTGCCCATACCGTTTGCGGATCTTTGCCTTGTTCACGAATAATCGCCCCTGCAGAAGTGAGCATGTTGTTTTTAGATTTTTCAGCGGCGGTCACATCAGAAGATGGATCAATCCAAGCCCAACGGCGTGGTTGCCAAGAGACTTGGGTATAGCGTTCAATATCCACGGCTTTTAAAGCTACATTGCCTTTCTTAATCACGCCCTTGAGCAAGGCATATTCCAACCATGCGTAATAAACAGGTTCGATTAAAGCTTCTATCAACCACTGTTGCAGTTCTTTCCAGTGCTCACGCTCATCTAAAGTACCCTGACGAATACTGGAAAAATTCACCCCTTCAAGGTCTGAAGCTAAGTTGTTATAAAGCACACCCATACCTGCTGCCATTGAGCGCAGCATAGCTTTATGGAAAGGCAAGAATTCACCCGTTGGATAATTGGGTGACCATTCTTTGAGTTGAGCCCCTTGTGGTAAAACAGGAAATTCCCCAGCTTGGCTTTCAATAATGATTTCATCTTCTTCAGGATCAAATTCAGGACCAGTGGCATCTTTATCCCACTGAATAAAACCCATCTTATTGGCGGAGATCCGTGCATTGGTAATCGCACTATCTTCAAATTCAGAAAGCTGCTTCATTCGGAACAGGCTTGTCGCTGTCCATGGTAAGCCTCGTTTTTGCCCGACAATTTCTTCTAAATAGCCATGAATGATTTGCTCGGCAGGTACACGGATATAATTGCCTGAACCAAAGCGATATTGTTTTTCTTCTTCTGAATCACTATCAAAGTAGTAAGCGATTGGACGCCCAAATTGGTTAAACTCAATGCCCTGACGAATAAAGCGACCACCTGAAAGCTTTGCGCTATACATGATCGGGCAACGCTGTGCATCAATCATTTGCACAGCAAATCCATAGTTCCCTGCATCAGCACCACGAATAATCCGTACAAAGAACTCACCATCTTTGGCTGCTGAAATCACACAAGAGCGTTGAATAGAACGCCAAGACTTTTTGCCCTGAATGTCACAGTGATGTTTTTTATTCCAATTTGCCCATTCCTGCTCAACAGCATCACATAGCTTATTGTCTAATTTCCCTTGGGAATTGCGGATCTGTGCCTGTAGTGTGACCCCTTGCGGACCCACAATATTCTGATGGGTTAAGCGCAAATAGTTCCGCCCATAGTCATTATTGGCACATTGCTCTCGACTACGTGCTACCAAAGTACGCTGGTATCGTTCAACAATTAAATCTGCAGGTAACGGCGTTGATGGCCAAGCTGACGTTAAACGATCATTCACACCTGCTTTAAACCATCGCATGGCATTACGGAAAACTCGGCTACCTTTTTTCACCACGGAATCATGATCTTTCACATCATTGATCTGTGTAACATTCGGTACTTCTGCAATTTGGCGTTTCAAAATATTCAGCACTAGTAATTACCTCAATTTGACTCGAACCACTTGACCGAAAAGGCTTTTTCCCGAAGCTTTGGCACGTTCCCGAGAAACTTCTGCACGGTAATGATTCCGCAATTTAATCAGCGTTTCCATAGGGGTGCGGTACAGCTCACGGTTATTAATGCGATAACGTTCTTGGTCTAGACTGGCACGACCTTCGATAACAGCTTCCAAGGCAGCTAATGTTTTTTGAGCATGACTTCTGAGGTCAGTAGCTCCTGAAATAGATGCGAGATCGGCTTTAATCTCCACCACACCTGATTCAAGCTCATCTACCGCGCCAGATTCATGGATTGCTCGAAGGGAATAGCCATAATGCCCTGCGGTATAGGCTTTGGTGGTTTCAGCGGTGATATTGAAAATGTGCTGGTTGCCATCTGCTTGAGACGATATATCAATGGCAGATTCGCCACGTAAATAGGCAACAAGAGACCAACCACTAGAGGCAGGATAAGCCGTCAGATTCACCTTAAAATTAAAGGTAACCCCTGCTGTAATTTGTTTTGGGAATCGAATACAACTCATAAATGATGATGACCGAAGTGTGCCGAATAAGGCTATCTTCGGAAATCATCAGGCTTTTTTCATTATTCAGTTTTTCAATTATTTTTTATTCCCAAATACCCTTTTCTTTTTAACAATAGTGGTCATTGTTGCTTTTGCAGTCTGAACTCTTTTTTTCACTACCGCTTTGGCTGCATTACTCGGTTTAATCCCTTGCTCTTTAGGTGCTTCAACATCTTGCTGCTGCAAACGCTCAGAAATCCGTTTGAGGTTTGGCTGCATAATTTTTAAAGCAGCTAACGCATAAACACGGCAGTCCAAACCCTCATTACGTGCACGATCTGGTTTATGCCATTCACGTATTGGTTGTCCTTTGATGTATTTCAAAACTAATTTTTCAGCGGTAATTTGCTTATACCATTCCGCCTCACGCTGAATAGGAAAATGACAATAACCAGGACCACCTTTATCTAAAGTTAAACGGCGCGAAACTACCAATTTGGCTTCATCGGTTCCCACAATAAATAGATCAATTTTACGTTTGTCCTTACCAGACTGTTTCCGCTGCGGACTTTGCACAATTGGCAATCCCCAGCCACCACGACCTTTAATGGCAAACAATTTCCTATTTCGACGGCTTTTTACATACTCATAAGCCGCTTGGGTATAACCATTGGTACCACCAGTATCTAAACATGCTGATGAAATACTGAGTTGTGCACCAGACTCATGCATGTAGGTTTCTTCCAAAACATCATCCAAGTCCTGCCAAACTTCATCACCAAGTGGGTCACCCCACAACACACGGTAATCAATGGACCAACTTTCCTCACCTACACCCCATGCAACAATCTCAAGTTCTAGCCGATCCATCTGCATATCGATACCACAAGTGAGATAAACCCCACCCATAGGTACAGTTGCCTTGTATTCTTCTGCTCGGGCTTGCAAAGATTCTGAATCAACCTTATCGGCATTTTCCTCAAAGGTTTCCCCTAAGGAGACATTCACAAATACCTGTAAATCATCCAATGCCAACTTGTCTAAGTAGGATTGAACAATATCTGACATCTTACGGAAGGTAGACAACATTTCTGGGGCATGAAAACTAATATGTCCTTTGAATGGCTGCTCAGCTTTCCATCCATGCCCTAGTTTTTCCGCATTGCGAATGGCAGCAATCCGCTCCCCATCTGACCACACCTCGTTGCAACATTCACAACGATAACCTGCGGTCTCGGTTAAGTGTTGTTGATCAACATCTTCACGTGCATCTTGAATATTGGTAGACCGACGACCATCCCACCAAACATTTTCCCATTTCAAATATTGGGCTTCGCCACATTTAGGACATGGCACATAGTAGCGACGACGATCCCCACGATAATATGCAGACTCAACCCGACTGGCACCCTTAACAGTCGGTGTACTGGATTCCGTTCTTAAGGCTTGGTCACCAAAAGTTGCTGAACGCTGGGCTAACAATTCAATTGGATCTCCCTCTGCTGTTGCTTCCATCCCGTCAATTTCATCAGCATGGGTGATGGGTGCAGATCTTGAACGTAAGGTCTTTGGCGATCCTGCCCATGAAAACATTAACCAACCACCAATATAGGAAATCATACGGCTGTTATTCACACCATCACGGCTCCGTGGCTTTGCCATCTTCTGTGCAATGGATTTATTTGCCTCAATCATTGGACGAAGCTTGGTTTCAAGAAAGGTCTGAACATCACCTTGCGTCGGTTGCACAAAGATCTGTGACTTGGGTTCATGCGCAATAAAATAGCCCGTGGCACATTGCTGAATGGTAGTTTTACCGAGCTGTGCCCCAGTCATGTAGGTAATACGGCGAACTCCATATTCTTTGATGGCATCAATCATGCCTCGTTGATAGGGTGCATTATCAAAATTGATTGGACCTGGTATCGCATTACCCACAGGAATCTTTATGTTTTTCTCTGCCCATTCGCTTGGCTTGATTTCCGCAGGTGGGACTAAATGAGACATGGAGCGCTTTAAAGCATCCATTACTGAATAAAAATTACTGAAAATGGATAAATCAGACATCTTCATCATCCTCCAATTCAGCATCAGCTGCGGACTCTAATGCCAATACGATTTCAGCTTTGAGCTTTTCTTTAAAGACACGTGCATCTGTTTCACCAAGTAACTGCAGGACTGCACGCTGAGGGATGTTCATCATATTTGAACGGATAGTCCCGAAAACAATAGATTGGGCGCGCTCAAATTCAGCGATCAAGGCGACTTCACCCTTCTTTTCTGCCAACTCCAATTCAGCCAACTCTGTTTCTGCTTTGGCTTTTCTTATTTTTAAAAGATTGATGTCATCAGGTATATCACCTGTGGCTTCATCAGCTGCCTTATCTTGTAACCACTTAGCAATTTGCGCTGTATTAAACTGCCATTCTTGCCCTTTTCCACGCCCTCGGACTACAACTGGACAGTCCTGACGAACCCAAGAATCAATCGTAGTTAAGGCAACTCCAAAAACGTCTGAAAGCCCCGTCCTGTTTACGATCTGACCCTTTTTAGCATCCGCCATACCAGCCCATTTTCCAGCCCAAATTTATATTGAGATATAGTAGTTTGTTGTGATTTTAAAATTCACGCAGATATGAAATCCTGCGAGGTCTTTGCCCCCGCTTGGGGTGCCCCCGAGGAAGTACCTAGAGAAATTAATTTATTAAAACAATGAGATATATTAGCCTTGACCATTACACAACTCCCGATCTTGCTTGATGAGTTGCTGCGCAGCCTCTAGCTGCTCGGTCACTTCGTCTGCTCTTGCGGCTTGACGAATAAGAAATTCGACATCTGTGTCGAGAAGTCCGCCTGTTGTTTCTGCATCACCGCTGCTGGTGGTGCTGGCAACATTGGACAAAACAGCTGGGCACTGCTTTGATTTGAGTGAGTCGCGCAGGCTGAGATTGCTAGCACGGTACTCATTAATAGTATGATTCGCATTGTCCTGTATTTCCTTCTGCTTATCAAGATACGAAGCTTCTAACTCGACTAGCTTTACATTAACGGCGCGTTCTCGCTCAAGTGCAGCGTCAGCCTGTGTCGTAAGTTGCACAATCTTTTCTTGGTAACTTTGGATCTGTTGTCCCTTTGCTTGGTTGTAACCATAGTCATAGCCACACCACGTCATGAATGAAACAAATGCAATTAAGACAACAAGGCCTAAAAGTCTAAGATTCATTAAAAGCCATCCTTAATAATCCAATTGCCTGTACGCATTTGCTCAGAATGGCGTTTAGCACGCTGTGGAGTTTGCTTTGCCCATTTTGAGTTGAGCATGCCTTTAGCTGCATCCTCATAGCGACCTGTACGCACCATCTCAAGGGTATTCTTAAAGCCTAATAACCCATCTACACCCATTTGAAATGCCATAGATAGCAAAACACCACGGCGGGCATCATTGAGTGAAGTAATCCAAGGAATTTTTCGTTCAAGCTCAGTCATTCGCTTCTGAATATCATTGCCAAGTAAATAAGCCGATTCTTCAGCTGTAATCCCACCGCCTTTACGCTTATCGATCAAACGACCAACACCAATGGTTGAATAACCCAAATGATCTTTATACTCAGTGAGGACTTCACCCTCTTCGCCACGCAATAAGCGCGTGATGTTATTTTTAAAATCTGTCATTTATTACGCCCTTTGCTCACCCAGTTTTTGAACATTTCCAGCAAATAACTGAAAAAACCCATCTCTTTCCAAGCCCCTGATTTCACCCATTGGAATAGTTCTTGAAAAATTAAACCTCCGAGCGCACCAGTTAAGAACCCGATGCCGCCCGCATGATTTGGCTCAAGTTTGAAAAAGGACATAATCAATAATGTGAGATAGTGTGCTGTAAATGCACCAGACAATAAAAACACGGCGTAATCGCGCGGCGTTTTAAGCTGTTCTTTGTTGTATCGAGTTGCCACAGCTGCCCCCATCAATCCTGCAATAAAATATTGGAGTTCAGTCAAATACTTCATTACAGCTGCTAACCAGTCTGGAAATGACATTCTTGTTTGTCTCTAATAGGCTGTTTTTTATTATTTTGGTGTAAACACGCCAATTAGTTCATTATTCACTTTTTCACTTAAACAGCTCGATACTGCTGAATTCCTATGTAAACGCCGTGGTTCTAATTGTTCGTGTAGATAGATTAAAAAAACTTGCAACCTCATCAATTTTAAAACCTTGCTCAATCATTGCCTTGATCCCAGCATTACGGCTTTTTATTAGAATGTGCTTACACTGGGACAGAACAAGCAATTCACCACCAAAAACTTTGCATAGCTTGTGTGCATCGTCATAACCAAGCATTGTCACAAGGTTATGATCCATTTTTAAACGTGCAGCCTGTGGTACATATAGAAAAAGCTGCCCAACTCCTGTTCTTTTTTCTGCTTTGTACTTAGGTGACTGACTTACCAAATACAATGCCTTTTGTCGTCCGATTACTTCTGCAACTGAACGCAAGTCCCCTTTTAAATCCAATAATAATTCAGACATCATTACCCCTATTTATTTAAGGTTTCTTGGGTGGATTTGCCAAAGCATTACAGACAGCTCGAACTAAACTGTTGACCCTAGATACCCCCAGAACAACAACCTTTTTCTTACAACTGCAAGGCATATACCCGTTGCCATTAAGTCCATCAAATCCACGGCGGCAAGACTCGCATTTGTCACTCATCTTATTCACCATTATTTAAAATTGACCTTGATATAAGCTGCTGAAATTGCAAAACCTACTGCCACAATTGCCAGCACAATATTTGTATTTGCATCCTTATCACTATCGATAGAGAGTGCAGCTATCACAGCGATACAGGAGAAAATGAAAGTCATTGCAAATCCCCCCAATTCTTCGCCCTGAAAACAACAAGGTATGCGCACAATGAAAACCACGCGAAAAACACTGTTTCCATTGAAGATGATCTATCCGTCAGTACACTTAAAATCAAAACTGCAAGGCTGTACCCAGCCATATCTAGAAATGCCATCTTGAAATTGAATTCCGTGCTAAACAGCTTGTCATGATTACGCTTAATCATTTTCGTTGCGAAAAATGCAATGATGAGTGTTACTGGCACAGCTATTAGCCATACGATCAGCTTGGTTTCCATATTTAAAATCTCGCAAAACGGCGGTGGACTAACATTGCTGCATCACGGGCATGCTCATTTGTGCGACCAACCCAACCTGTAATTTTTTTGAATAGTGGTGCTTTGTATTTGGTGCTGTTGTTCTGTGGGTGAATCATGTTGAAATTGATGCATTGCTCTTTGCACCAATCTTCCCAGATCTGTGCGTCACGCTTGACCGAACCAACACCTTGAGCCTTTTCACGGCCACCAGTGAACCATGTGCGCTGCCGAGCATCTTCGATATACAAACAAACGTTCTCATTTCCCCATTTTTCAATCAATTTCTTTACCTTCTCCATTGCCTGAGTAATTGATAAAGATTCAACCTGTTGCAATTCCCCACCATTGCCACGGTCAGCAGCAACGGCGAAACCTGTATTCACACCTGTATCAATGCCAATCAGTATCTTAGTCATTCAATACAAACTCCCGATCTTCTTTGCAGAAACACACATAACCAACTTGTACCGTTAAATTGCGATAACCAATACCTTGGTCAAAATCGAATAAGCGGTCGCCGTGTTGAAACTTCAAACTGTTAAAGAATGGTTGTTTGGCAAAGAATGGTTCAAACTCTTTACGCATATCCACTGGTGGGATGACCTTCACATCTTCACAAGGGCAACTAAACGGTGTGCCATCATCCAAACGTCCCATTACGCGCCCATCTTCAACGCGATCTAAAACGCCGTAGCCATGGAAGCGTTTGCCTGAATAACTCGTTGCTGACTCACTAACAAAATCAACTTTTACGCGGTCTCCTTTTATCATGCAGTCACCTCATACTTTTCAAAAAAGAAAACAACTGGTTCAGACTTAATCTCAATCAAGCCAAAACGGTGAAGATGTCTTGCGTGTGTGCTATCTCGAAGCAATTGCACATCACGATAATGAGTCAGCAAGCTTCGCCATGATTTCAAAGACATTGATGATTTATTTGAATTACATGGAATGCATGCTGGATTCATATTCTCAATGGTGTCTAAATGTGGGCGAGTCATTTCACCAGAGACCAACTTTCCACCGCCCACATGGATGATGTCGCGCTTAACTGCCTCAATATGATCTGCATGCCATTTATCACCTAATTCATCACCACAATAAGCACAGTGACCGCCATATTTATTTTTGAGTTCTTCTCGCTGGGATTTGGTTAATTTCATGATTTCACCCTAATCCATTTAATTTAAGTGCCTCATTTACATGGAGGTCTGTGACAATCTTTGTTGGTGCAACATGGTTTCTGATGTCTGACACATTGTCTGTGCGGTCATGGTCTGCAATGGAAATGCGGAGGTTATTAAGGCTGATATCGCTGCTACATCTTATAAAACCGTTTGTATATATCCCCATGTGAGCGTTCCAACACACAGCCCATTCAGGTGCTGCATCCACAATTTCACGCATTTTTTCTATCGTTAGATTCATGCCACCAACTCCCCTTTAACATTCATGATGTCTTTTGCGTACTGCGTTGCCTTGTAGCGAGTACCCTCAACTCTCTCCAGAAACCCACTTTTTACGTGTTCATTCAAAAGGCTATAAACCGTTGATCTGTGGTAATCGAATACAGCTTCACGCACATCAGCAATTGAAAATGGATCTGTTGCATAGCAGGCAAATAGCAAAAGGCTTATTTGATCTTCAAAGCTAACTCGCTTGTACTTCTTGTTTTCACTCACGCTATATCTCCGACTAATGCAGCAATATTTCTAGGCACAAGCACACCATCACGGCGACACATCTCCGCATATGCTTCTGGGTTATCAAATGGATCTGGACCAAGTTCTTGTGCTACTGGTGCAGCCTTTGGCGTTGGTTTTAATTCTTGTGGTTTTTCAACATGGCGATTACGCACATTCAGCTTTTGCTGTAGGTTCTTTAAAGCTTGCTGGGCATCTTGGTTTGATACAGGCTCATGTGATTCAGCCTTATCATTTGTAGGGAGTTGCGCCAATTCCTCATACCATTCCTGCACACGGCCTAATGCTTTGGCACGAACCTGATAATCCTGATAGATATCCTTGAAAGCGAAGTGAGCCGCCTTTTGCCCCTCGTTGTTCAACACAAAGCGAACTTCATCGAGTGCACGCTTAGTCAATTTTGTAATTTTGGTCTGTGGGTCTGCTTCGTACTGCATTGCCTTTGCCCAAGCCATGTCAGCTGTCCACCAATCGCCGCCCTGTTCACACCAGCTGCGGAAGCGTGGCAATGTTGGGCAAAACTCCTCTGAGTTCATGCGCTTGATGCCGCGTGTGATATCTGCAGGTGTTAGGCCATTCAGAACTGTGCATGTACGTTGAATTAACTCTGCATCTGTATCGCCTGAATATTTCTTGCTGAACTCTGCCCCATACAATCCGCTAATACGATCTAAAACCATCTCAGCCGCTTCAACTGGGAAATTAACAGCGAATGCTTGTTCAAATAATTGGATATTGCTCATGCGCACTCTCCTTGAACATCACGCATCGGTGCTGGGTGATCTGCTTGGCTACCAAAACGACGGCGTAGCTGTGGCTGTTGTGCCTGTGGTGCGGTTTGTTGCTTAGGTGCGAAAACACCTTGGTAATTTCCAATGATCGAGTATTCAAGCGAATCGTTTGCACGATCACCAAAAGACTTCAGCTTTCCGATAATCAGCTTCACGGCGTTTTCAGTGAGTGGTTTTTTGATTGCATTGCGCATATCCACGAATTGAATCCAAAGATCACGGTTCACGTTCACTGGTAATTCAACTGGTTTGGCATCGAACTGATTTTGCTTTTCAGCTTTTGGTTTTTCAGCCTTAGGTTGTTCAGAACCGCCCTCACTTTTTTTATTATTTTTTTTCTTTTGTAGAGTTGGTTTTGATAGTTGGTTTTGTGTGTAAAGATTTTTTACTAGCAGTGGTAAAGAATTTTTACTAGCGTGGTTAAATTTCTTTACTAGTAAAGTTTTTTTACTAGGTGCATTAGGTAGTAAAGAATCTTTACTAGGGAATGACACCATCCAACCCACTACGCACTCATCATTCAACTTGAAAGAATTGCCATGAATCGTTGAATCACACTCGATAACCAAACCCACTTGAATCAGCTCAGCAATGGCCTTAGTGACTGTAGGACGGCTTTTCCCTGATAGGCTTTGGAACTGGCTCAATGAGATTGAATCGAACTCTTTGCACCAACCGCGAGTCTTGCGACAAATGATCAAATAGAGTTTTGCAGCAACATCACTGATTTGGCTTAAAACTTCATCCACGAACACATTTGGCACCTGAAAACTGTTTGGTGTGTATTGGCTCATTTCTTTAATAACCCCGCAGCAGCTACAAGCGCCGTTAATCTTGTTAATCCGAACGCTGTAATACGTGCCTGTGTGTAAACCTTGTCACCCTCAGAACCAGCGACAACCTGAGTTACCTTGTTCACCATGACTTTCTGATCGATCCGTTGGGCATATGCACATAAACGGCGATGACGGCTGTTCTCTCGATACACCCAATGCTTTTGCAACATGAAGTCAATAAGCTTTGATTCTTGAATGCCAATGGTTTTTGCTGAATCACGGATTGAATAGGTATTTACCGTGTCGGCAATCACATCCATGACCTGCGCCTTAGGCTCAAGCAAAGCAACGTGTTGTTTCAGTTCCTGATTCTCTTGTTCAGCAGCAAGGGCTAACTGAATCAGATCCATGCGGCTTAATTCGACTGGTTGAGCTACTTGCTTTTCCAGCTCATACCAACGCTGGACTAATAGCGCCGTGAATTGTGGGCAAAGCTGTGCAACAACAGTAATGCTGTCCAATTTCCCCTGCTCACCAGTAAAAACATAAGCATCTGAAAAGCGATTCGGGCTAAGTGATTGTTTGTTTTCAACTTTCGTCATTGGCGGAAGTTGAATTACATCTTTATTGGCTAAACGCTCAATTGAAAGCTTTACATTGCGCGGCTCAGTCTGAACAAGTTGAGCAATTTCAATGTGATTGATTGAACCTTTAATTGCTTGTGGTATACTTATTGGCATGTTCATTTGATTTCCTTTTTGGTTATCAACGTTAAAAGCCTGATCTAGTCCATCAGGCTTTTTCTGTTTCTACGCTTGAGGTGTATTTCTTCATTTGTTTAAGTGCTGCCTGATCAACCGCAGCAATCAATTCTGTTAAGTTCTGTGTCAATTGGTGAATTTCTTCATATTCCGCAGGAGTGATAACGCCATCTTCGTACGCTTCATAGACAACATGATTGGCTTTACCGCTCTTAATGTTGTGCTGCATCATTGCTTCAAAAATTGATAACTCATGATGTTTGCTTGAATCACAGCTCACTGGCACCAATGCATAGCCAAGTTGATGTGCCCATACTTTTAAAATTTCAGGGTTCTGCGTATACATCATGATTGTTTCGAGCTTTTTTAAACTCGGTAGGTGGTTTGGCATACCTACGTTTCCGTAGTTGCAAATTGTGTTATGTGAATCACCAGTAACCTGAGCAATTTCTTTTGGTGAAATACCCTTAGTCTGGTTGATCATTTTAAAAATCGCCGTTTGTGCTTCGCGGCTAAGTGATATTTCTTGCATTTGTGAAATCCTTGTTTTGTTTCACGTTTATTTAAAACATTGACCGAGACATAATTTGGTTATGACGTTAAAGGTGACTTAGATAATTTCTCGATCAATACATCAAGTGCTTTGCCTTTTTCGTACTGCACGCTTTGTTGGGTTTCTTTTAAAATCCGTGAAACTGAACTTTGATTGATACCTGTTTCATCGCTAATTTTTTGCTGTGTGTACCCATGCGTGTGTAGAAATTGAATTTTCTCTTTAAGGGTCATTTACTAATTACCTGTAACTTTATTTTCATTATTTTATGCATGTTTGCATAACTGTCAATGCATAAGTGAGTTATTTATTTTTACTTATGCTTTTTCGCATAAAATGGGGGCTAAATAATGGTTGACTTCGCTATGAGCTACATAAGATCAAATATCGATTACTTTCTTGAAAAGCACAGAACAAATCCGAATGATCTTGAGCAGAAAAATCCAAGGATTAAACAATCTACGCTTTTCCGCATTCAAAGCGGTGCTACCAAGGATCCAAGACGATCAACTCTTGAGCCATTCGCTGAATGGGCTGGAGTTTCTGTCAGCGATCTATTTGAAAAGGATTTTAGACAGCTAAGCAAAGATTTGGCATTCGATAATAATGTTGACCTTTCTAAACCAATTAGCTTTGAAGGTCGCCCAGTACCAGTAATCTCATGGGTTGCTGCTGGATCGTTTTCAGGCATCGAAACTATATTGCGTGATGCAGAGGTTGATGAGTTCCTTCCACCAATTAAAGAATGTGGAAAGAATGGTTATGGCCTTGTGGTGACAGGTTTTTCAATGTCACCAAAGTTTGAGCCTGAAGACCGCATTTATGTGAATCCTGACTTTCAGGTAATTGATTTAAAGACTGGCGATTTGGTCATTGTGGCTTGTCTTGGTGATACAGAGGCAACCTTCAAACAACTGGTAATAGAGGGTTCAACCATGTACCTACAACCGTTAAATCCTAAATGGGATGAAAAGGTTATTAAGCTCTCAGAAGGTTGTCGCTTAGTTGGTAAAGTTGTTGGTTTATATAGAAAAATTTAAAGGTAATACGCATGGATAACTTGCACATTATTGTTATAGAAAATAAAAATATAAATAACCTTAATAAAGTAACTGATTACCTAATTGGTGAAAATGTTGAATTCTGCATTCTGTTTAATGGTGTTTATGTTATTGATGTAATCCCTGATTTATTCAAAGAATTTACAGATAACATCAATACCCTTATGGGAAATAAAGGTGTTATTTTTATTGCGCCAGTATCTATTTTCGAAGAGCAATGGAGAGCTTTTGGTATTAGCTCCCCTGTATTAGAAAAACTTAGTGAATTTGAGCGAGAGTCATCAAGGAATCATGAATGAGTTAATATTTGCGCGAGGTTCAATTAGAGCATTAATCTCTTCGATTGATTTCCCTTTTACTTTTTCAATTAGATGATCAAGTAAATACGCCTTTGAATTCTCAACCACTTCGATAATTTTATCTACATCATTACAGCCTGATCTCAAGTGGATTCCTGTCATTCTGATTTTGTGAATAGTTGTAATATGCTCTTCTGGGCTTTGTGGCGCGTAATTGGCATATTCACCATTAAAAAAATAATGTTCAAGCTGTGTAGCTTTTTCTATAAGCTCATTAACATCCCATAGCCCAGTATTATTTAATCTAACTAACAACTTAGATCTCCAATCATAACTAAACAATGTTGTAAAGTTTCCAGTGCCATTATTCATATTTAATACCCTATCAACCCACCCCTACGGTGGGTTTTCTTTTGCCTATTAAAACATGGATAAAAAAATAATGCACATTTGCATAATTTTATATTGCATTAAATAATGCAAATATGCATAATCAACTTACAGACAACAACCCAACTGTGAGAAACCACATGTCTAATAAACAAACTGATGCACCCCAATTCATTGCCGATCTTTCTGGTGGCAACTTCGCACAACAACTTGGTATCGCTATTTCAGAAGTAGCTCAAGGCGTTGTAGCAAACGGAAAAAAAGGCAAAGTCCAAGTGACTATCGATGTTTCCCGCATTGGTGAATCTAACCAAGTGAATATCTCGCACACGCTTGCTTATGTTGAGCCAACCGCAAAAGGCAAACGCTCAGAAGACACCACTTCTGAAACACCAATGTATTTAAACAGCGATGGCAGCGTCACTATTTTTGCCAACCATACAAAACAATTATTTGAACAATTCGACAAAGCTTAATCCGTAACACAATCCTTTTAATTTCAACAACCAATAGGAACATTCCAAATGGAAAATACAGAAGCACAAGCAATCGCAACCCTTAGCAAACCAGTTGATAGTTTGGGTCGTGGAGATTTAGTTGCAATTCATGAAGACTACAAAATTCATGATTTAGAGCAATTCCAAAACGGTCGTGATCGTGCTCGCGGTTTACTTAAAACCCCATCTTTTGAAGATTTTAAAAGTTACGTTTTGTCAGCAGAACCTCAACACAATGAAGATGGAGCAATTACCCTTACAGGTGCCCCTGTATTCGTTGATCACAAAAATGTATCAGCGACTGCAGTATTAAACTTTGCCGCAAAAGGATTCTCACAAGGCCACTGCGACCATAAAGCCCTATTACAACTTGAACCTACTGTTGTTTGGTCAAAGCTAAACGCCCTTAAGGATCGAAAATTATCTCAGCGTGATTTTGCTGTTTTCTTAGAAGACTGGGTAAGCGTATTAGAAATTACGGATGCTGACGGCAATGTGATTGGTGGCGCTCAGGCATTAGCAGCAGTTCGTAATATGAAAATTGATTCGACGGTCAGTTCCGATCATTCTGTTGGCAATTTATCTGAAAGCCGTTCTCGCTTTGAACAAGTTGAAGCGCGCTCTAAAGAAGACTTCACGCCTGCGTATTTCAAGATCCGTAACTCTGCTTATTTTGGCTTAGATGAACGCCTGATTGTTCTTCGTCTCATTGTTAATACAAACGAAGATAAACCAACCTTCTCAATTCAAATCGTAAAAGAAGAACTGTTGCTGGACGAAATCATCCAAGACTTCAAAGCAAAAGTTATCGAATTACTTCCTGAAAACCCAGTGCGTATCGGAACATTCGCAGCTTAATTTCACAGATAAAAAAAGCCCTGACAACTTTCCACGGCAATCAGGGCTTTTCACAACAACATAACGTCATAGAGGTCATTATGAAACAAACTTCTATTTTCGGCAATCCAGCATATCGCTTTGGTGCTGGTGTACTAGGAATCTGGCTAGTTATATCGCTTTTCATTGTGGGTATTTACTATTTGATTTGGAAAAGCTCAGCACCTGATTCAGCATCACCTTCAGCAACCACTTCAACTTATGCATTTGAAAATGAGTTTTCAGTTGCAGCTGCTGTTATTCACCAAAATACAGGTGAAGCTTTAGTAAGGCTTGAAGGCTTCAATATTCCAGTCAAATTTAAATTTAATACCGACCCTACAATTGAAATCACTGATTTAGAAATAGGTGAAATCACAAGTGTGTACGGTAAATCATTTAATGACTTTACTACTCGTCAGGATCACCGATCAATTAATGCAGCTTTGGTTGCCTACATCAAACAGAATGAGGCTAACCAATGAGCACTAATAAATTTGAATCATTGCGCCTTGTTGCTGGTAATGATCTTGAGAAAGCCACCATTTGCGAATTGCTTAGACAGGCAGGCTTGGAACGTGGTTTGGAATTGTCTTTTACACCGCCGTGTTTAATCGCAACATCTAAAGATGGTTCAGTTTATACCGACTTCCCTATTACTGGTGAGGATGAAGCTAATACCTCAGTACTTCAATTACGTGAATTGGTTTTAGCAACCCTAGATGGTTCAAAATAAGGATAATAACTATGCATACTATACTTACTATTCAAGAAGCCTTTGCAGCAAAACAAGCTGGTAAAAATGTTGTCTGCCGCCATGCAGAATCTGAATATTTCGAAAGCCTTGATCGTGTTTCTGCTGAAACATGGTTTGATCCTCATTATATTTTTGCTTTACAGATCGACACCATAGTAGTAGCAGGTTTTGAATTCACAAAACCATACACGCTTGATGAACTTACTACTGGTCAAGAGATTTTCTATATCGGTGCAAGTGGAACGATTTTAAAAGGAACGTTTAATCCCGATAATGAAATGCTTGTTTCAGGTGTAAATAATGGTTCAGTACAGCGTGATGAAGAAAATGCCATTAAGCAAATTAAGGCTGTTAGATCATTACTAGGCATTACATCAGATGAACCAACTGTCATTGACTACGATTTTTTCCTTGTTGATGAGGAGTCAACTAAATCTGAAACTAAAAAGCGCCGTGGTGGACGTAAGAGTAAAGATACTCAGCCAGCAGTATCTGATGAACATGTACCTTTAGATAAAACTGATACGGCTATCAAAGTGTTTACAGACAAAATTGATGCAGCCTCTATGACTTATGAATTAGAGGAAATCCAAGCCAACCTAAATGATTCTAAAGATAAGCTTCATCCAGAAGAAGTTGAACAAATTAACGCTCTTATTGCAGAGAAACAAAACCAGATAGATAAATTAGCTGGTGATACTGCAATTGAGTTAATGATTGAAAGATTGCAAAGCATAACAACTATTGGGTCGCTGAATGATCTTGAAGTTGATGTAAAGAATCAGAAACTTGCCACCCCTGTTGTTGCTGAAAATTGTGATCAATTGCTTATTGATATTGCTGCTAAACGTGAAAAACTAAATCAAATTGATTTCATTGATCATGAACAGCAACATGATAATGATCCAAAAGGCGTGGTAAGCACATTTACTCTCCAGATCAATGAAGCAAAAAATATTGCTGATCTAAAAAATGTAGAACTTGAAATTAATAAATTTTGGTCATTAAACGAAACGGACAGACTTGATCTTAAGCATCGTTTGAAATTTAGAAGAGATGAATTAGAGATGCAATCTGGATCAATTTCCGAATTAAAGGAATTGCAGAAGGCCGCTGAAAATTTATCTTCATACCAAGCACAACTTTTAGACCTAACCAGCCGTGTTCAAAACGCCCAGACAGTCGATGAAGCTAATGAGCCAGTTACTCAAACATTGGACTGGACGGCGGAACAACGCCTGCCACTCATCACGGCGATCAGTAAAAGGCTAGTCGAATTGGGAAAGCCACTAATTGCACAGATAAGAGAAGTTAATGATTTAGATACCCTCGAAGTCTATCTAGCACAGATACATGAATTAATCGCGGTGGACGGTACTTTGGCTCACCAATGCATGCAGGCTTACACGGTTCGCAAATCATCCCTTACTCAAACATCACCAGCATAGGTGAACCATGAGAAATATAAACCGAGTTGAACCTTGGATGTCTGATGCCTTTTTAATTTGGTTACGGTACATCGGGTACCGCATCGTAAGCAGAGGTTTAAATATAGAGTTTTTACCAAAACATAAATGTAAAAACTTACCTCGCGGCGGCTGCATCCAACATAACGGTCAAATGAACAAAGTCGCAAATACATTATTTGCAGAATTTAAAGAACATGTAGAGGCTTGATATGAGCGAAGTTATTGGAACGGTGACATTGTCAGGCACGAAAATTGAGGGAACAACTCAAGAAGTTGCCAGTCATATATTTAAAGAGATCATTTGTCCTAATACAGAAATGCTTGCTGCAAATGACCCACAAGCAGCAATGGTATTTGCATTTCATGTAATGGGCTTAGCTATTTCCCAATATGCTGAATTTGTAAGCACTAAAAAGTTTGAGAAAACTTTAAATACCGTTACGCACAACTTAGTGCAAAACCTTAAAAAAGAACGTGGCGAATTGAATAGTTGAGGAGAATAACTGTGATTAAACAATTGCTACCAGTTGAACTACCAAAACAATTATTTAACTGGTCACATCCTGATTTGCACCTTGTAGACCCTCTTTGGAATAGTGATGAAGAACGTGGTTACACAGCTACGGAATGGGAGCTTTTTCAAAACAATGCTGGTGTTGAGATTTGGGTAAATAGTTTTTGGTATGACGATATTCCTGAGATACCAGAAGAAGATGGTTGTGATTGGTCAAAGTGGAGACCAGAACCACCAGCCGAAGGGTTGTTTTTGATAGCAGCATATGACACCGAAGATGGACCGATGTTGTTATGGGCCAAGCCCCGCGAACCAAAACTTTAAAATAATGCCCTGCGATTGGAGGAAATATGTCTAGCAACATTAAACACATTAAACTCTCAATTTTCGCTAAAAAGTATTGGGATGAGGATTCACGTCCATGCCGTGCAACTTTAGTAAGTCATATTCAACGTGGCTGGCTTAGCGGTATAAAAATCGGGACTCACTGGTTTGTGCAATGTACATCATGGGGTGAGCCAATATTTTACAGTAGTGATACTCCTAAGATTGATCTGCATTCACCACCAATCACAGGGAATGCTATCGCCGATAGAATTTTAGCTGAGATTTAAAATGACACCACGCCCTAGGGGTAAAGGGAGCTTAGACCTCCCTCCCCATGTTGAACTTGATAGGAGAGCCAACGGAACAACTTATTTTCGCTACGTGCTACCTAATGGACAACGCAAGTCACTCGGTAAGGATCGTAATGAAGCAATTGTTGCCGGTATGGCTCTAAATGCAGCACTTAAAAGACACCCTGATATTGTTTCCAAAATACTTGAAGTGAATAGGAAGGTTGAGAATAAAATTCCAACTTTTGAGAATGGCCTTAAAGAATTTCTTGATTTACGTTTGCCTGAGAAAACCTATGCCGACTCAACATTAGAAATAATTAATGCCAATTGTGACAAGTATATTGAGCAATGGGGTGCGCTTAATTGCGCAGAGATAACATTAAATATGCTTGCTACTTATTTAAAGGAACAAACACCTTATCAAGCGGAAAAGCATCGATCATTATTGATTGATATTTTTAAATACTTTGTTGCCAATGGCTGGGCGACAGAAAACATTGCTGAGAAAACACTTAAACCGATACGACCGAAAAAGATTCGTCAACGTCTGAGTAATGAAATGTTGGCCCAGATTTATGCAATATGCCCTTACTGGTTACAGCTTGCTATTGATCTTGCTTTACACTCTATCCAGCGCCGAGGTGATTTAGTGATGCTATTACGCACGGCGGTGAATGTAAAAGAGAATACTTTTACGGTGCTACAGCATAAATCTCTTAACTATGATAAGCCGATCTATATTGAAGTTGATATGCACCCAGAACTTGCTGAAACTGTAGTTAAATGTATTGCCAATTCTTTTCGTTTGAATTGTCCTCATCTAATTGCTACTCGTCCTGAGCGTATTACTGAACATAATCGAATCGCAAAGCCACATCCGTATGCAGTGACTGAGGATCACTTAACAAAGCAGTTCCAGAAGTACAGGGATTTGTCAGGTGCTTGTGAACATTTAGAACCAAGACAACGACCATCATTTCATGATCTTCGCGCACTTGGAATTTTTAATATTACTGCGAAATATGGGAAAGCTTATGCCCAGGCGTTAGCTGGTCACGCAACCGAAAAAATGACTGATCACTACTTACAAGGACATGAGGAACCAAAGCCAGAAAGGGTGAGTTATCGTTAG